GACGCGGACGAGCTTTTCGAGCGGCTTTCGTATGACATGATGATGCTTTTCGACAACAAGGACCTGGCCACCACCGGGGAAATATCCGGAATCGCCCTCGCCTACAAGCTCCTGCCCTTCGAGTACGCGTCTGCCACCTATGAAGCCTACTTTTCCCGCTTCCTGCAATGGCGGATACGCTTGATCCAGAATGTGACCGGAAACCTGAAGGCACGGCCGCAGGACCGCCCGCAGGTGTCGATCCAGTTCACGCGCAACCTTCCCTTCGATATGCAGTCCGCCGTCGAGATGTTCTCGAAGGTGGCCGGCGCGAGCCTACCGATAAGGGTAGCCCTGAAGCTGTTCCCGCCCAGTCTAATACCGGACATCGAGGAGACGGCGCAGGAAATAGAGCGGAACATGGCAATACCGGACATGGACACCGAAGAGCCAAAGGAAGAGCCGGACGACGTAAATGCCTGAATTCCGCGACCTTGCCAAGCTCCAGGAATCTCAATTCATGGCTTGGGAAGAGCGCCAGAAGATCATCGACCGCGTGCTACTCGCAAACTACCGCGCCGCATACAAAGAGACCATGGCGCAGATTGCCAGCCTGTACGCCAAGGTAGGGCTTGACGATCCCGTCAAAGGCGTCTACATCCGCAAGGAAGATGCCATCCGGTACAACCAGCTGGGCAACCGCCTTGCAAACCTTGAGGATGAGCTGAAAGCCCTGGGGAAGAAGGGCGTCAGGCTGACCGAGGACAACAGCGCCCAGTCCATCCAGGACGGGTACTACCGCAACGCATGGGCGTACACGCAGACGGTCGGTATGGAGCTTGGTATCCCCGCCCTGCCCATCGACGCGATACGCGAAGCGGTCTACCCATCGTTACGTTTTGGACCAAAAAAAGAGACGGGCCTGAATCTCGTGTCAACGTGGAACAAGAATTCAACCGACATGCTCTACAAGACGCAAAGCGCCCTCATGCGTGGCATAACCATGGGCCAGAGCTACACCAAGATGGCCGGGTCCATCAAGACCGAATTCGACAAGGGGCTATGGCAGGCCATGCGTGTCGTCAGGACGGAAGCCGGTCGGTGCTGGTCCGAAGGGGCGGAAAAGTCCCATGAGGCGGCGATTGAGGCCGGCCTTGACGTCAAGAAGCGGTGGAGCGCCGCGCTGGACAAGCGGACGCGGATTGAGCACGCCCGTCTTGACGGGACCTATGCTGACAAGGACGGGCTATTCTGGATCGGGGGTGAAGGACAGCCACAGCCGCGCCTTTTCAGCGACCCGGCGCAAAGTATAAATTGCCGTTGCGCCGTTTACGACGTGCTGGAAGGGCTGGAACCTACCATGCGCCGTATCCGTGACCTGGAAGGCGATGACGGGTATTCAAGCGAGAAGGCAAAATCGCGGATCGTGCCTTATCAGTCTTTCGAGACATGGGCGAAACCGCAAGGATGGACGGCTGACAAGGGCTGGCCGAGGATAACGACTACAGCCGCGCAGGCTGACAAGGCGGTAAAGGCAACGTCAACGGCAAAGACGGTTGCGGTAAAGCCGTGGGGTGGTGAATACAAAGCCAAGCTTGCGTATGTGGAAAGCACGATCAGGCCGATGAAAGTGGAACACGGTGTGGTTATATCCGGAAATGGCGAAGTGGTTTCACAGAAAATAGGATCGAAAAAGAAGATAAGCTACACCCAAGAAGAGCTTTCAAAATGGTCCGGAAATACGTTCACGCATAACCATCCAGCCTCTAATCATTCTTTTTCGTGGCAAGATATATCCACCGGGTCAGGAGCCGGAGTTGTGGAAATGCGGGCAATTTCAACAAATTATGACCACAGTATGAAGCCTGGACCTGATGGATGGGGTCCAGGATGGTGGGAATCAAAAGGCAAGAGAGTTTTCAAGAGGATGGAAAAATTAACCACCGTTGAGCTATTCGAGAAAGACAGGGCCAAAGAATTCAAGAGTGAAACCGAAAGGGGCGTATGGTTTTACCATGAATTATGGAATAGGTTTGCGGATAAGACGGGTGTGGTTTACACAAGGACGGAGGCGACAAAGTGACAGGAATAGACGATACTTCCTTGAATATCATAAATACTATATGTATTGGATGCAGGCACTACGAAGGTGCTTGCGAATGCGCCGCCTTCCCCAACGGGATACCGGAAGAGATAATCGACGGGACGGTCGAGCACCGGAAGCCGTACCCTGGAGACAACGGCATCCAGTTCGAGGCTGAGGATTGACAGGCTGGCCGAAAGCATCATTAAGGGGGACAAGATGAAAGAACGGAACCGGGTAAAGCGGACGATATTCTATGCAAGGGTGCTTGCAGGATTGCAACGGATGATAGCGTCAGCCGATCAAAGACTAAGGAAAAAGATGCGGTTCGATACTTTCAACACGTTCTCGGCAATCGAACAGGCTAAACTCATGGCCGACGGGTGGAAGCTGGTCTAACCGTGACCCTTGCCGACAAGCACGTGTGCGAAAGGATCGTTAAGAAGATCGAGGAGATGAAGGCGGCATCCGTCGAGGGGTGGATTGAGATCCACGTCTCGAAGGAAGGGAGGCCGGTGTCGATAGCGGTAAGGACCGTGGAGGCTATCAAAAACGATTGACAGATCGGTCATCATGGTATAGAATGGTTTTAGTTTCGGTCGGTTGGGGTGGATACCAAGCGGTCGAGTGTTACTGATTGCCCGCAACGCCGATCCACCGGCTGAGCGGGCTTTTTATTTTAGCGATCCTTCGGGACGCTACACAGGAGGCCATAATGGCTAAAGTTACTGTAAAGGCAATCGAGATGAAGCGTATCAACATCCAGCGGGCAACGATTGAGCTTGTAGGGGATTCCCCGCTCATTGTCCACGCATGGAGCGCAAAGGCGAAAAAGGAAATGCTGGATAAGCAGATGAAAAAAGCGGCTACCGCAAAGGCGGCGAAAGACCCGGAGCGCGACTATGAGGATGCCTTCTATCGTCTTTCCGACGGGACACCCGCTTTTCCCGTTATCGCGTTCAAGGCGGCGGCGGTATCGGCCGGGGGGCGGTTCTCTGATGGTCTCAAGATGACTGAGCTACGCGGATCATTCCATATCGAGGGCGAGCTTATAGCCATCCAGGGCGAACCGAATATGCGGGAGGATATGGTGCGCGTAGGGATGGGAACGGCTGACATACGATACCGTCCAGAGTTCAAGGCGTGGCGCGTCTCGCTTCCGATCCGTTTCAACGCCGACGCTATCTCGATGGATCAGATTGTAAATATCTTCAACCTTGCAGGGTTCGGGGTGGGTGTCGGCGAATGGAGGCCGGAGCGTGACGGACAGAATGGCATGTTCCACGTTGCGACGGAAGCGGATGATCAGGTCAAGAAGGGAAAGAAGTAATAGATCATAGGCATGGCTTGGCAAGGCAAGGCAAGGCATGGCGAGGCTAGGTTCGGCGCGGCAGGCAGGGCGGGGCACGGCGGGGCGTGGCTAGGTAAGGCAGGCAAGGCCGGGCGCGGCGCGGCGTGGCAAGGCCGGGCCGGGCGTGGCATGGCAGGCATGGAAATAAGATGGAGGCTCTATGGTTTACGAGTGGAAAGACGGATCAAGGGTCAAGGCTAAGGCTCAGGAAGTCGGCGAAGAGCTTGAAAGGATAGAGTACAAGGACGCCGAAAACGTGGTGGAGGCCGCCAGGAAATCCAATGGCGAGCTTCACAAATGCTTTGAGTGGAACGATGCCAAGGCCGGGCAGGAATACCGGAAAGAACAGGCAAGGTACATCCTGCGCATGATTGTCACTGAGGTTGAAAGCAAGGAGAGCGGGGAGACAGTCATTGTCCGTGTCCGGGCCTTCGAGTCTGTGCGATTCGCCGTGTCCGAGGGTAGCGATGATGCCGAAAAGACCATGACGTACATACCTATCCGCGAGGTGCTTGGGGACAAGGCCATGAGGGAGCAGGTTATCGGGAGGCTGATGACGACCATAGCGGAGGCCGAGCGGACGGCTGAAACGTATTCCCATGTCGCCCCTGAGCTGAAAAAGACGCGAAAGAAGCTTCACGAAGCGGGGGAAACCCTGCGCTGATGTCCCGGCGTGGCATGGCTAGGCAGGCAGGGCGAGTCGTGGCAGGGCGCGGCACGGCGCGGCAAGGCAAGGCAGGCATGGCGTGGTAGGGCGCGGCTAGGCGTGGCATGGCTAGGCATGGCAAGGCAGGCGAGGTAAGGCGAGGCGGGGCAGGGCACGTCCGGGCAGGGCACGGCATGGCAGGCTAATTATACAAAGCTTGCATTATTAATATCCATGTGCTAGTATTATTCTGTCGATGGTCTAAAAATACGTAGGGGGAAACCCCGAACCGCTACACCCGAAAGGGAAGCGCTCACCATATTCCGGTAAATCGGGGTATGTGGAGCGCTTTTTTTATATATTCACGCGTCGCCGGGGCAACGTGGCGGGGCAAAGGAAACCTCATGAACCTGAAAGACATTATCGGGAAATTGCCGGAAGCCGAGCGGGCGGAGGCGGAAAAGACCATCCAGGACGCAATCACAGCCGCGAATCCGCTGGCCGGGGTTACTACCAAGGAGCAGGCCGCCGAGTTCATCAGCAGGAACGCGCTTTTCAAGTCTGCCCATGACGCGGATATTTCCGTAAAAGTGGACGACCACGACAAGCGCTTCATGTCCGACAAATTGCCGAAGCTACTGGACGCCGAGATCAAGAAGCTGACCGGACCTGAGACCGACCCGATCAAGCTCGAGTTGGCGCAGATCAAGGCTGAGAGAGCCACCGAGAAGGCCGAGGCGATACGCGACAAGCAGAAGGCAGTAGCCTTGAAGCTGGCCGCCGCCGAGGGAATCCCGGTAGATGATATTGACAGGTTTATAGGGGACGACGACACCAAGACGACCGAGACAACCACGGCCTACGCCAAACGCCTGAAAGCGTGGCGGGACGAGGCGGTTGAATCGGCGCTGAAAGGGAAGCTGGGAAACAACGGCATCCCCAAGCGTGGTGATTCGTCAAAGGCAATGAACATAAAGGATTTCTCCGCCCTTTCACCAAAGGAACAGGCGGCGAAAATGCAGGAAGGAATAACCATAGTTGAGGAGTAATCATGCCTAGTGTATTGACCGCGATCGCGCCCACGCTTTTCAGCGCCGCGCAGGAAGTCAGCGGAGAGCCTTTCGGGGTAGTCTCCGCAATCAATATGTCTTTCGATAACAAGGGCGTCGCCAAGGGCGATACCGTCAAGGTGCCGTACATGCCCGCCCAGAGCAATACGGCGTTTGCACCCGCCGCCGCGACCTCCGAGGGAACCAGCCTCACCGCCAACGCCATTTCCGTGACCATCGACAAGAGCCAGAAAAACAGCATGGTTCTCAACGGTGAGCAGATCCGTTCCCTGGAAAACGGCGGGAACTACCAGGAATGGGTCAGGCAGTGGGCCGCCCAGGCCATGCGTGCCCTGCGCAACGAAGCCGAGGCCGACGCCGCCCTTGCGGTGAAATACGGCGTC